ACCCAATAATAACAACGAAATTGCTTTACCAGCTAACGCATTAAGAGTAGAATTAGCTGAGTCTTCTAGATTACATAATTACGTAGAACGTAATAGAAAATTATACGACAGAGTTAACAATACATATACTATAACAAATACAGTAAAAGTTAATATTGTATTTTTATTAGATTTTGAAGAATTACCAGAAGTAGCTAGACACTATATAATGATTAGGTCTTCTAGAATTTTCCAAGATAGAATGTTAGTATCTAGTGAATTACATAAATTCCACGAAGTTGATGAATTACAAGCCTATATGAATTTAAAAGAAACAGAAGGCGATATAGGTCGTCATAATATTCTTACAGGTAATTATGATGTCTATAGAGTTTTAGATAGAGGAAATTACCAACCAGACAAATCTTCAATAGTTAATGAATAATGGCTTCAAGATTAATTTCTACAAGTATTCCAAATTTATTAAATGGGGTATCTCAACAACCAGACACAATACGATTACCTAATCAAGCAGAAATACAAGAAAATGGTTTATCAGATGTAGTATCTGGTTTAGGTAAACGCCCACCCACAGTTCACGTAGCAAAATTAAATTCAGATACTTTTGAAAATAGTAAAATACATTTTATTAATAGAGATAGCACAGAAAGATATACAGTATTAATTAATAATGGTTCTATAAAAGTTTATGATTTAAATGGAACACAAAAAACAGTTGTGTCTCCATCATTAACTTATTTAACAACAGCAAATCCTTTAGAAGATATTAACTTAGTAACTGTTGCTGATTATACATTTATAGTTAATAAAAATATTACAGTTACAAAATCAGGAACAACATCAGCAGTTAGACCAGCAGAAGCTATTTTTTATGTTAAGAACGGTCAATATTTAACAACTTATAAAATTGATATTGATGGTGTAAATAGAGCTAGTTATCAAACTTTAGATAATTCAAATGCTAACCACGCTTCAAGTATTACCACAGATAACATAGCAACTGAACTATATAATGACTTGGTAGCTGCTTTCCCAACTGGTTATACTATAGTTAGAGATGGTTCTATTATTTATTTTTCTAAAAACACAGGAACATTTACTGCTTCAGTATCAGATGGTCTTGGTGGTGATGGATTAATTTTAGTAAAAGATAAAATAAAAAGTTTTTCTGATTTACCATATAAAGGATATACTAATTTTGAAGTAGAAGTCGTAGGAGACCAAGGTACAGAATTTGATAATTATTATGTTTATTGGGACGGTAGTGCTTGGGTTGAAACTGTTAAATCTGGCTTAGACAATGAATTTAATACAGCAACATTACCACACTTATTAATACGTACAGCTGACGGTAATTTTAGATTTACTAAAGCTGATGGCTCAACATATACAATAGGAGCTACTACATACACAGTACCAGAATATAATGGTAGAACTTGTGGTGATACTATAACAGCTAGTGACCCAAGTTTTGTTGGGAATAAAATACAAGACGTATTTTTCTATCGTAATAGACTAGGGTTTTTATCAGATGAAAATGTAATATTTTCTAAGGTAAGTGAATTTTTTACTTTTTACCCAGAAACAGTTACTACAGCTTTAGATGATGATGCAGTAGACGTTGCTGTTAGTCATAATAGAGTTTCTAATTTAAAGTATGCTATAAGTTTAAACGAAGAATTATTATTATTTGCTGACCAAACACAATTTTTATTAAAACCAGAAGAAACGTTAACTTCTAAAACAGTATCTATTAACCAAGCTACTGAATATGAAATTGACCCTATTTGTAAACCAATACCAGTAGGTAAGAATGTTTATTTTGCATTTAAACGAGGAAGTTACGCTGGTGTTAGCGAATATTTTATTTCACAAGATTTATTAACAAAAGAAGCACAAGATACTTCTATAAACGTACCTAGATATTTAACTGGTAGAATTACATCATTAAAAGGTTCTACAACTGAAAATACTATATTTGCTTTTTGTAATGGAGAAAGAAATAGTTTAGGAGTATACAAATTTTATTTTGATGCTAATAATAGGTCATTACAAAAATCTTGGTCTAAATATATATTCCCAAGTGGTACTGTATTATTAGACGGAGATACTATAGAAACATTTTTTTATTTAGTAGTAAAAAGAGCTGATGGTACTTATTTAGAAAAAATAAATTTAAAAACAAACGAAGTAGATACTAATTTAAATTTTCCAGTTTTATTAGATAGAAAAGTATTATTAACAGGTACATATAATGCTGGTACTGGTCAAACTACATTTACTTTACCATACCCAGACACAAACACTAAAAATGTAATTTTAGGTGGTTCTTGGTCTTCTTCATTAAAAGGAAGATTAATAGACGTTGCGTCATCTACATCTACTACAGTAGTAGTTAATGGTAATTACTCAGCTAACCCGTGTTATGTTGGTAATAAATATACTTTTAAATATAGATTTTCTACTTTTTATGTTAGAGAACAAAAAGGTAGTGGCTCGACATCTACTATAAATACTGGTAGATTACAGCTTAAAAAATTAAAACTAGTTTACGGAGATACAGGTTATTTTACAGTAACTTTATATCCTAGAGCTAGAACAGCTAGTGTGCATAAATTTACAGGACAAATACTTGGCTCTAGTAACTTTATATTAGGTCAACCAGTTTTAGAAAGTGGGGACTTCCAAGTTCCTGTTCAATGTCGTAATTTAGATATAGAAATGGAAATAACAAGCGACAGTTATTTACCTTGTAATTTCTTATCGGCTGAGTGGGAAGGATTGTTTACAATTTTATCTTCACGTATAGCTTTATAATGAATATTGAAGAAAGAAATACTAATACATTTGATATTATTGATTTAGCTGCTAATTTAAGAAAAGCAGATAGATTAGAAGTAGAAACTATAACTGGTACTACTAGTATATATAATCAATTAAAAACAAGTATTTTAAAATCAAGTTTTGCTAAAAGTTTCTTAGTAGATGGTAAAGTAGCTGGTATATATGGTGTAAGTAATTCACCTTATAATAATCATATAGGTTATCCATATTTATTATGTACTAATGAATTATATAAAATAAAAAAAACTTTTATTAAAAATTGCATTGATAGAGTTGATGAAATGCAATCTAAATTTCCTGTACTATTTAATTATATAGATAGTAGGAATAAACTTCACATTGATTGGATTAAATATTGTGGGTTTAAAATTATCAACGACAAATATTTTAACAACGTTAAATTTTACGGTTTTATGAAAAAACGAGAGGACTTTTAAATTATGTGTACACCAGAAGCATATGCTGTATTTCAAGTAGCATCAGCAGTTAACGATTACAGCAACGCAAGTACAGCAGCTAAAACTACTAACGCTAATGCAGAGGCTACAGCACAAAGAATTAGAAACGAAGCTATTTATAGTGATAACGCTTTAATTAGAAAAAAAGAAAGAGAAACTGAAAAGATTTCTCAACAGAAATTTGTAACTAATATTAAAACTAAAAAATTACTTTCTGAAGCTAAAGTAGGTATTGGTGAAAAAGGTATAGGTGGTAATATAGTAGATACATTATTAGGAGATATAGAAAGACAAAGAGGTTTTGCTTTTTCTACTATTGATTCTAACTATGAAAACTATGTTAGGTCTATTGATGAAAATAGAGAAGCCGCTAATAGAGGTTATGTAAATCAAGTATTAGCATTACCTAGGGCTGTTAGACCTTCATTCTTACCTTACGCTGCTAAAGCTGCTGGTAATATAGCTTTAACTTACGCTAGTGTAAAAGCACCTGCAACACCAGTAGGACAAACAACTGGATATACAAAAGAAGGAATTAACTTAGACTCTTTGTATAATAGTCTTTCATAATAATTAAATATGGCTAGAAGAATAAATACAGATTTAGGAATTAATGTCAGTTTAACTGATGCACCTGATGTAAAAACAGTTTCAATAACTAACCCACCTAAAATAGAAGGTAAAAATAATTTTGAATTATTAGCAGATGTACTAGGTCAATTTAATCCTAAAATACAAGAATTAGCTAAAAAAGATTTAGAAAGAGAAGCCCAAGCTGATTTAATACTTGGTGCTAACCAAGTTAATAGTATGACTTTGGAAGAAGCTAGAAAAGCACATCAACAAGGTTTCCCAGATATTTATAATGGTTGGGCTAGAGTAGGAGCTTACAAACAATATGCAAATAATGCTAACGAAGAATTTGCAAATAATTTTAAGAAACGTTATTTAGAAAATAGAAATACAGCAGGATATAACTGGCAAAATGATTACGCTGAAATTTCTGCTCTATACATTCAAGATAAAAAACAAGACCCATTTTTTCAAGCTGCCTACCAAAAAACAAATGAGTCAACACAAAAATGGATTCAAGAAAAAGAATTTGAATTTCAGTCTAAAGAATTAATTGATAGAGTATCAACTGACCTTGCTTATCAATTTAAAACTTTACCAGATAAAGTTGTTGATATATTAGATGCTGAATTTAGAGATACAATACCTATTGAAACTTCTGGTAAAGATTTCTTACAAAGAAAACAAGAGTTCATACAGAATAATTTAGAAAAAAGATTTAATGAAGAATATGAAAAAATTAAAACTAATTTAAACCCAGCTTTAACTAAAGTTCAATTTGACGACATATTCTTAACACAAGCACAAGCCCACGCTACTATGGGCGGTAATTATGCTCCTTTCTATATTAAAAAGATAATAGAACCAAAATCAGATGGTACGCCAGATATTATTGATAATCCTAAATTTACAGAAAAAGCTATTAGTGTTGTAAGTAAATTAAATGAGTCTATAAAAGTACA